GATTATGCCGACGACGACTCCGGCGACTTTAAGAACGAACTTTCCGAGCTCCACGAAAGCATCGATGAAATCAAAGATGAAATCGATCACCGGGCCGATCGCTTTTCCGACTAGCTCAAAAGCGACGACGAGAACCTTACTAAAAACGGGAGCGACTTTGTCTCGAATAAAGATAAAGAACGTCTCTAAAAATTGGCCGAGCTTGATAAAAGTGTCGCGATTTTGATTCACTTTCTCGGAGACGATGCCGATAATTTTTTGGAAGCCTTCGAAGATCGGGATCGCGGTCGATAAAAGGATCGGGATGAGAACTTCGCGGAAGAACTCGACGAAGCGAACGAAGCCGGGGATTAAATATTCGGTCCAGATTGCGATTACTTTTTCGATGACTGGAATTAAATATCTTTGAAATGCCGGGATGAGTGTTTCGTTAATAAAGCGCGAAGTTTTGGCGATCGCATCGGCGAGAAATGGGCCGATTTTGTCGGCAAGATCGGCGAGCGCCGGTCCGATATTGTTTAGCGCGAAGTCTGCCAAGTCTGAAAATATAGGAAGTAGGAAAGAGCCGACTTGCTCGACCAGTTCACCGCCGGCGATCTTCACGCGGGTAAGTTTGCCCGAAAAGGTATCGGCGGCAACGGCGGCCGCTCCGCCAAAGGTCGCCGAGAGCTGTTGCACTACGCCGTCGAAGTCTTTAGTTTTGATTAGGTTCTCGTCTAGCGGGATGCCGAGCTTCTGTAAGCCTGCTACGTTCCCGCCGTAAGCCTTTGAGAGGCTAATCGAGACGGCTTCGAGATCTTTCCCGGTCGCCGCGCTTATGTCGACGGCAAGATTCAAGAGCTCTTGAGATTTAGTTACGTCGCCCGTCGCTCGCGATAAATTCGCAAAAGCCGGACGAAGTTGGTCGTCCGCGACTCCGACTTGAATCGACATTTTGCCGATCTGGTCGTCGATCGCTTTGATCTGTTCATTCGTCGCGTCGGTGTTCGCTTTTAGAGCTTGATTCAAAAGCTCGAAGCTCTTTTGATCTTCGGCGGCCGCTTTCACGGCGAAGCCTATTCCGGTCGCGATCGCGCCGATCCCTACGGCGGTAACGGCGGCAATTTTCTTGAACGATCCGCCGAGACGATCGAGCGCTGAATCGGCTTCGCCTACCGCTTTTTTTAGCGGTCCGGCGTTTCCGGTAATAGAGACGGTGATCGGCTTGGCCATAGGTTTATCTTAGATCGTATTTCATCGTTAGCTTGTCCACTAGATCGACGTAACGATCCCGGACTTCGTCGCGACGGTTATCGATCGCGTCATAAAAGAATGGATTCGGTCGGATTCCTCGAGACGGCCATCCGAAATGAATCGGCCCGGCGTAAGGTACGCCGACATTACCGGCGCGAACTTTTGCGCTTTTCTTAGTCGAAGCGTTTCTCACCGACTGAGCGAGAGCGCCCGTCAAAACGGGGACATATTTTTTAGATTCCCCGATGATTATTTCGGCGACCCGTTTATTAGTTTCTAAAAATTCTTCTTTATTTAGATCGAGAGCGTCGGTCGAGAGTTTTCGAAGATCTCTTTGGAGCTTCGAGAGTCCTTCAATTTTTACGGAGTCGCTCGGATTAGCACGAAAGCCAAAAGTTCCAGACGCCATTATTTCCTTCGAGCTTTCGCTTTGGCGTCTTTGTTTCTTCTCACTAGACCATCATAAATGAAATCTAAGACGTCGGGCGACGTCGCGATTAAATCATTCGGCGCGATACCTGTTTCGATCGCGAGCTCTGCGATGTATTCGCTAAATGAGCCTCGCGTTAATCTTTTGGGTCGTTACTAATTTCCACGTCCGCGACGTTTTTGGCCCATTCTTCGAAAGGTTTTACTACGTTCCCGGAGTCTTTATCGGCGAGCCAAGCCAAATAATAGAGATGCTCCATTCGAATATCGGTTCCGGTGAAAGCTTGAGAGATTCCACACTTCGCCCATCGTTCAAAATTTATGATCGCGGGCGGATAGACGGGTAGCTCCGATGAGTTTCCATCGCGCCGCTCGACGGTGAGGCGTATTTTTAGCATAAGTTACGCGACGGCTTGAACGATCGCTCCACCGGTGTAAGTTAGCGAAATCTGAACTAGCTCGCCGACATTTACGACGATCGGAGCTGAGGCCAGATAGCCGCCGGTGTGTGTGTACCTCGGCGAGCTCGCTCCGGGAGCGGCCGCGAGTGGCTCGTAAACGATTACGGAAGTAGTTCCGACATCACCGAAAGCGAACTGAATAGCTTCGGCTGTTAAGAACGAACCTAAAAGAGTGAACGAAGTTTCCGAGTTCTCAAGTCCGGCGACTGTGTCGACCGATGTCGAGGCGAGCGTAGTTGAATCGAGTCCCGGTAATGTTTTCGTCATTTCAAGCGAGACGAGCTGATCGTTAAAATCTGTCCCGCCGACCGTAAAGACTGTTGCTTTTCCAAGTTGGGTTACTGTTGCCATAGTTTTATCTTACTCCGTTTCTTCTATAGGTTTAGCATACTTTTTAGATGGTTTCGGGTTTTGTTTTACTTCGACGATCGCGCCGATCGCCAAACTTTTTACGGCCACAATTCCGGCCGCCATTAGATCAAGATCTGAGACGACTTCGCCCGGCGTAAAAGCTTTGAGCCGAGACGAGACGACGAGATAGTCGGCCATTATCCGAATAGCTCCATCGAGTAGCGGTAAGCGAGCATTTCCACGCCGCTAACACTAACCGAAATCGGCGAAGCGGATACGACTCTGGAAGTCGATACGGTCGCGACGCCGTTCTTAGGTAGTGTCGGGGCCGCGTTTAGTTTCGCTTTGATTGACGACGCTCCAGAGGCCGCTAGAAAGCCGTCTAGGTAGTCTTGGGCTGATCGTTCGGACATTCTGCCGGTGATAAGGATTAGATCGACCGTCGCGGTGTCGAGAGTGTTCGCGAGGACATATTCCCAAGTTAAAGAGAGCTGACCGATTACGAGCGCCGGCGGGACTAGGCCGTCTGGAATGGTGTCAAAGACTCTTAGGCCGGTGATATTTATCGCGGTTTTTATACCGTCGCGGACGTCTGAGGGGACCATTCTTTACGCGACTACTTCGCGCCGGTACGGTCGGACCATCGCGAGAACGTCCCGCCCGAGCGGGCTCATTCGGATAGCGCCGAGCTCTGATAAGCCGAGGACGCCGCCGACACTCGATGCACGTTTCACGAGATCGGTCGAAAGAATGAGACAAGCCTCTTCTATATCGTCCGGCGGGGTTCCGAGATACCAGCCGAATTTGGCGGTTACTTGGATCCCGGGGCGAAGATTGATCGGCGACGGAAAGAGAGTCGTTCCGACCATCGTTACTACGGTGAACGGCCGATTTTGTTGGGGCGCGTTTATCGGGTCGAGAATGTAGTCGGTGTTAAAGGTAAGAGTCGTCTCGTAGGTCCCATCGCCGCCGGTGTCGAGAGCGACGATAACTCCGGTCGGTGTCGAGATGTCATCCACGAAAAGACGATAGAAGTCGGTCGCCCGATATTGTCTCGCGGTTGCCGAAGCGTCCGCGAAAAATCTTCGGTTAGTCATCCGGTCGATAGATCTTGAAGCGGACTCGATGGCCTTTTCTATGTTCACGGTTTCATCGGCCGTGATCGTGCTCATTCCCGTATAGGACTGAAAGGTCGCGACCGTCGTATAGCCATTGGTGATCGCCATTATTTACCCTTCGATTTTTTAGGAGTCCTTTTCGGTTTCGATTCTACTTTGTTTTCGGTTTCGTTCGTAGTTACCCGCTCGGCCAGAGATTGAAGCGGTCCCGTCGAAAGGTTGCCGTCTAGCCGAGCGAGCTCGTGATCTACTTGGGCGACTTTATCCGTTCGGCCTTGAGCCGCATATTTGACGCGCTCGAGCTTTAGAGATTCGCGATACGAATTAAGATTGAGCGCCATAGTAGAAAGCTAAAGCTTCTCGGCGACTAGACAAGGAGCCCGCTAGTCGCCGAGAAAACTATTAGAAGCTAGGAGTTACGAGTCCGGTTCCGCCGATGATCGCGCCGGCTAATGGCCTTCTCTGAGCTGTGAAAGCTGAGAATCCAAAGAGCACGATTCGGATCGCGACTTTTCCGTCTGGCTGTTCAAAGCGAACGAACGTCGGCATTTGTGGAGCTTCGAAGAGATGCATTTCATCGCTCGAGACGATGTAAATAAGATCTTCGTTCGCGCCTGCGCCGTTTGTTGTCGTAATGTTCGCGTCGGTGATGACTGGCAAGCCAAGAATCGAATACTGGCCCGATTGACCGTATCCGAGACCGCTATAAGTACCGACCGCGTTCATCGGACCGTTTGCATTTGGTACGACTAGCGGACGCTTCTGGTCGTCCACTCCAGCCAAAAGGAAGCCGAGGCGTCGCGGGTGCATCAAAATATAGTTCGGGCCGCTAAATACCGCGCTTTGAACTCTTTGAATTCCGTCAACGATCTTCGGATAAAGCTCGCTCACCGTTGGGCTCGCGTCCGTGTATGTTACGACGGCCGTTAAAGCTGTAGTGAGTCCGGTCGGTTCGCCGCTCGAGCCGGATCCGTTAAGGATACCGAAATCAAGTTTTGTGTTATAGGCCGAAATGAGATCCGAGAGCACGACATCTTCGATGTTCGCACCGCGTAAGATCGCTTGCTTCGAGACGTCTTGCATACCGGAAATAGTGTTCACGTTCACGGTTAGAAGTGTGTCGTCGATATTTGTTTCGGTTGCGGTGTCGTTCTCGGCGGCTTGATATCCGACGGCGGTTCCGGTCGTTACCTTCGAAATGTTCACCGTCATACCTTGAGGCGGTAGGACGTGCTTTCGACAGATATCGGCGACTGGTCGGCCGGCTCGAGCGAGATTCGCGTAGAGATCGATCAAGTATTGAGGGACTACCAGACCGGCAAAGTTTGCGGTTCCGACGTCGCGCTTCTCGAGACGTACTTCGCGGCTATATCGCGCGATTCGTTCTTGAGCTTCGAAGTCGCGTCCAAATTCTGCGTTCATCGCATCCGAAAGAAAAGAGTTCTTTCCGCGAGCGTGATAAGTCGGCTCTTCGGAAGTTACTTTCCATCCGCCGGCTTGTCGCGTTTCTGTTGTCGATCCTTCGACTTTTTTTGCAAGTTCGATCGCGGCAAGTTTGCGCGTTTCGATTTCTGTGATTTGTTGAATTCGTCCGTCGAGTTTTTCGATCTCGAGCGCGAGAGCTGAGACGTTCGCGACTTCGATCTCGTTGAGATCGCGATCTTCACCGGCGGCAAGATCTAGCGTCGCGTCGATGAGTTCATTTTTTGAATTCCGTTTTTCTGAAAGTTGAGTGAGAAAGTTCATTTTTTTTGTCCTTTTGTTTGAGTTGGAATCTCGAGGTGTCTAACGATCTTCCGAACGGGTGTCGAAGTTTTCGAGGTGCGTTCGTGGAGTCTAGAGGTGTCGTCGCTTACGAGTGTAGCGGATCGGTGTTCGCGGATCGTGGATCTTCCGAGATGTTGGCGACGATGTTCTCGGCCCATCTTTGGCCGGGATCGCCGCCCCATAGAGCCCAAGCGATACGGCCCGCCGAGGGATAGCCGTCCTCGGATGGTCGGAAGCCTTGCCCCTGTTTATCGATTTCGTGCCGGGCGAGGAATGATCGGATTCGTAAGACCCGCGAATAGGTTACGGATCCGGCGATTATGTCTCGAGCGGATGCCACTCCGATAGGTGTCCCGCCGCGCCCAAAAGTCGCCCGCCATTCGAGACCGCGTCGCGCTTCGGCTTTCATCGCTTCGGTCGTCGGATACATTTCGGCGCGTTCTTCGGGCTCCGGATATTTCGGATGTTCTGGATCTAGAAGATCGTTATCGCCGACGTATCGCGGATTTTCTGGAGCTCCAGTTCTTGCCAAATATAGAAAAGCATTTACTCGAGCCATCGACCATTGATTTCGGCCGATGCCCGGGCGATGACTTGTCGAGTATGCACCGGAGCCGCGACGATATACCGATCGCAAAGCGCCGACTCTTACTCGCGTCCAAGTTGGGCGATCGCGTTCTTTCATTAGTTCATTGTGCGTATCTGTTTTAGTTTGTAAAGCCTTTTCGGTTTGCGGGCTGATAGTTATGTCGCCCGTTTTACCAGACGCGGAGCCGGGTTCGTTCTCTTCGGATCCTTCGATCTGATCTTCGACCGGTGCGGGAGCGTCGGCGCGTTCCGATGAGCCCGCCCATTTATTACAGTAGTAACTCGCTTTTACGTTCGCGCTCCAGAGACTGCAATATCCGCCGGCGTAGTAGACACAATTTTTACAGTTACGGCCGTCGGGTACGTCAACGGATGAAGCCGGTCGATAATTTTGTGGTAGCGCCCGATAATTTTCTGAGAGTTCGATCGCCGCGATTTGTGCTTTCGCTTCGCGTCTAGTTTTGTGGCAGAAGATAAGTTCGCCGTCGGACTCTTTTACTACCGCGTAGCCTTCGCGACATTCCGGATTATCCGTCTCGATGCGATAGGGCATCGGACTATTTTCTTATTTTGGCGAGAATGTTTTCAAGCTGAGCGAGATTCGGTTTTTCCAAAACTTCGCGAACTGATTGAATCGATGCCGCTTCGCCGTATGCTCCGAAAGTTACGAGAGAAACTTCGGCGAGATGCGCTTTTAATCTTTCGACGACTCCATTAGAAGCCTTGCGATCTTTGAGCGGTTGAAAGCCGATCGATAAATTTGTGAGAACTCCGTCGCGCACGAGCTCCAGAGCTTGATCGCCGATATCGGTTTTCGAGATTCTGAATTCACCGTATAGACCTTTTTTATCTTCCCGAAGAGTTGTCGCTTTTCCAAGCGGGAGCACCTGCTGATCGTGGCCTTGTAAAAGTTTTACGCGATGAGCGGCACGAGTTACGGCTTCGAATGCTCCCATTCGAAAGACTTCGATTAGTCCCGGATGGATTCGTGCTTCGGTGTCGTAAGGGACACAGATTCCGCAAATAGTCCGACCGTCGCCTTCG